GGTGACGAAGAAGTCGGGCTCAAGTGACCCGATGGGATTTGACGAGCTGATCGCCGAGATGCGGGATGCATCGACGACGCGCGGCTTGTTCAAGGCACAGGCCACCGGGGGATCTGGTGGCGGCTCGCAGACTGGCGGGGCCAGTCGCGCAGCGAACCCAGGGCAGCAACTCCTGCCCGCAAGGGAACTGCTGGATCGTGCCAACTCGGCCACCTAGCGCTCTGGCTAGGCTTTCTGCCTCGGTTCTCGTGCGGGCTCAACGCACTGAGACACCATGGCAGTCAGTCTGTACCAGTCTGCGCTGATCGCGCAGAACAACGGCGAGTTCAAGAAGGCGGGCATCCTCCAAACGTTCGCGCAGGCGTCGCCCCTGCTCGCGGCGATGCCCCTCGTCTCCGTCCAGGGCAACAGCTACGCGTGGACGCGTGAGGCTGGCCTCGGCTCCATCGGCTTCCGCGCCGTCAACGGCACGCTGACCGAGTCGGCCGGCGCTGTCGAGACGCGTTCGGTCGCGCTGAAGATCATCGGCGGCGACCTCGACGTCGACAACTTCCTGATCCAGTCGCACGGCCCGCAGACGCGCGCCGCGCACGAGCAGATGAAGGCGACGCTGATGGCGCAGACCGTCGCGTACCAGATCATCAAGGGCTCGACGACCGCGGCCGGCGGTGCGACCGCCGACGCCAACGGCTTCGACGGCCTCCAGGTCCGCTTCGGCGGTGGCTTCGGCTCGACGGCTGTCGTGGACGCCGGCGAGAACGCCGACCAGATCATCGAGAACAACGGCGCGTCGCAGGCGCTGTCGGTCAAGAAGCTCGACGAGATCATCCAGGCCGTCGACAACCCGACGCACCTGTTGATGAACAAGAAGATGAAGGTCAACCTGACGGCGTACCTGCGCAACAGCTCGTCGATCTCGACCAGCCGCGACGAGTTCGGCCGCATCATCACCAGCTACGGCGGCATCCCGATCCTGGAAGCCGACGTCCTCGGCACCGCGTCGGGCCTTCAGCAGCTCGGCTTCAACGAGAACAACGACTCGTCGACGTCGATCTACTGCCTCTCGCTGTCGGACATGGGCCTGCACATGGTCCAGAACGGCGGCGTGCAGGTGCGCGATCTCGGCGAGCAGGACAGCAAGCCCGTCTACCGCACCCGCGTGGAGTGGTACTGCAACGTCGTCGACGCGCACCCGCGCTGCGTCGCTCGCCTCTACCACATCGACGACCGCGACGCCGTCGCCTGATCCAAGGAGCAAACACACATGGCACTTCAACCCTACAGCATCGCCCTTGATACGGCGACGCAGCTCAAGGATGCCGGTCTCGTCGCTGCGACGGCGACGGGCACGGTCGGCGGCTCGGCCGCCGTGGCGGATCTCGGCGGCGGTTACGCCGAGTTCTACGTGGTCATCGACTGGACGGCCTGCGAGGTCGCTTCGGGCGATGAGAAGTACGACCTGGTCATCGAAGGCGCTCCGACGAGCGCTTTCTCGGTTGCCTACGTTCTGGGTCGCCTGATCCTGGGCGACTCGTCGGTGACGAATCACCAGGTCGACACGTCGCCCTCGGGCCGCATGGTGATCCACTGCAACAACGGCGCGATCACGTCGGCGACGGACGGCAACTCGGTCAGCCCGATGCGCTTTGTCCGCGTCAACGCTCGCGTCGCCGGCACGGTCGCCACGGGTCTCAACTACACGGCCTGGCTGACGGCCAAGCAGTGAGCCCATGGCGTACCAAGCTCACAACTTCAGCCTGGACGACACCTACAAGCTGACGGCGGCGGTGACGCACACGGCTGCGACCAACGTCGAGACGGCGGCGACGGTGTCGTACATCGACCTGGGCGAGCACGCGACTTCCTACAACGGCATTGACGGGGCATGGAGCGGCACGCCGCCTGTCCCCGGCACGCCGACGCAGGGCGTCTACGCTCGCTTCGCGGTCGTTGTCGACATCGGCGCAATCGACGTGACCCTCACGGGCAGCTACCAGGTCCGCATCGAAGGTGCGGACTCGGCGGACTTCGCCACCGGCAAGACGGTCCTTGGCTTCGCGCAGATGGGACCGCTTGGCCAGATGGGCACCGAGTTCGATACGCCTGCCAACAGCCGGCGCGTGTTCTACCTCGACAACGTCTCCTACGGGTCGTCGAGCACGAGCAGCGGCACGGCGATGCGCAACAAGCGGTACATCCGCATGCGCCTCGTCGCGTTCTACAGCGCCGGAAGCGCCAGCCTCGCGATCAACAACGCGTGGATGGTGCCCCTCTGAGCAGACCTCCGCGGCAACTTCGCCGCGGTGAGCCGCCGGTCCTGGCATGAGGGCCGGCGGCTCGATTACAGCATGACGCGAGACACACATGGCAGCGATCCCCACCGTCCTCTACATCGGCGACGATCAGATCACCAACGGCACGCCAGGGCTGACGCGCGCGCCGGCCGGTCTTGCGATCGGCGGTTTGGCGGGTGGCTACTACGGCGTGTGGCAGCAGAACTACAAGTTCTCGCGCGTCGTGCCGAGTGGTGCTGACGGCGTCACTGGCGGAGCGTTTGATCCGTACTGGGACGGCACCCTCGGCGGCGGCCAGTGGGTCAAGTTTCACTACGCGCCAAGCGCCAGCACTGTTTCGCCGATTGTTACCAACGGCGACAACTGGCAACAGGCCATCGACACGGTCGGCACAGTCACGCCGACGCCGATGCTGATGAATCGCCTGTGGGAGCGGTTCCCTGGCGGCTTCAAGCTGATCAAGTGGACCAACGCGTCAGGCTTTGTTGGCGCGAACGGCTTCAGCAACGGCAGCGGCAGCTTTACGGGCATCGTTGCGACGGCACAGACCGCCGCGGCTGCGCTGCCTGGCACGGATACGCTCGACGTGCAGGCCATCATCATCGACGCGGCGATGACGGATCTCGTCGATCCGTTTACGACCGCCGCCGGCTTCTACGCGGCGATGACCTCGTTCTGCGCGAACATCCGCGCGGCTTTGGACGGCCAGGCCGATGTCAGCTGCGCGGCTGCGACGCCCATCATCATGGTCGTCCCGCATCCGCAGGCATCTCCCAATGCGTTGCCGGACCCTGCCGCGATCACGCAGACCTACCGGAACTTCATGTTCCAGGTCGCCAACGAGCAGGCCAACGTCCACGCGTTTGACATGTCGTGGGCGCGCACTTGGCGCACTGGCATCACGGTCACTGTTGGCAGCGTCAACCAGCCTGGCGTGCTGCCTGCCGACGGCTCGCGCCGCTACTACGGCACCGACGACTACGTCGAGGCCGGCGTGCGCCTCGGCGGCTTCCTGTACGGCGTCTGGGCTGAGATCCCGACAGCGCCGGCCGGCAGCGCCATCCCGGTCGTGGCCATGATCGGCGACAGCCAGTTCGTCGGCGTCGTCTCCAACATGTTCGTGCAGCTATCGCGGCAGGGCTCGCTGCTTGGCGAGAACGAGCCAAGCACGCAGCGAGACAGCCAGTGGGTGTGGAACGCCGGCAGCGGCAACGTCGAGCTGTACGACGTGATGACCAACAGCAACACGTTTGGCACCGTGAACGCGACGACGTTCGGGCCGGACGCGACGCTGATGAAGAAGCTTGGCGAGCGTTACCCGAACGGCGTCGTGCTATGGAAGTACGCTCGCAACGGCGTCAACCTGACCATCGAGTCACAGGGCGCTGCCAACGCCGTCGAGGACGCCGGCACGATTTGGCCGGACCTGCTGAACCAATGGAAGCTGTTCAAGCAGGAATGCCTTGAGCAGCTCGGCCGCTCGCCGGACCTGATCGGCATCTGCACCGACATCGGCGGCAACGACGCCAGCAGCATCCAGTCGTCCGAAGCGTTTGCGGCCAAGGTCGGCCCGTGGATCGACGACCTGCGCGCGTCGTTCAGCACGCGCGCCATCGGCTCGCCGGTGCCAGTCGTGTACCTCCAGAACCCGCCACCGATCACGGCAGGCGGCAACTCGCAGCACAACAGCTTCCCGTCGAGCACGATGACGCAGCGCGTCGGTGGCATCCGCAACGCCATCGCCGCGCTGTCTACGTCGAAGCAGCGCGTCAGCGTCCTGCTCAACAACGGCACCGAGGACTACGAGCTGGTCCGCGACGAGGCGCAGGCCGTCCACTACGGCGGCGAAGCCGAGCTCCAGATCGGCTACGACCTCTTCGACGCGCTGGTCGCGCTGCTGGAGTCTGACGCCGGCGGCGACGGCGCTGCTGCCGGCGACACGGTCTCCGAAGGCGCCACGTTCGTCGTTGAGACCGGAAGCGCGCTAGCTACGGCCAACAGCTACTGCACGGTCGAGTATGCGACGACCTACCACGAGACCTACGGCAACCCAACGGCTTGGACGGCGGCAAGCCAGGCAGAGCATCAAGACGCGCTGCGCCAGGCCACCATGGCGCTGGACGTTCGCTACGGCGGCCGGTGGAGCGGCTACCGCTACAGCTCGGCGCAGGGCTTGGACTGGCCGCGCACCTACGCCGTCGACAGCGCCGGCAACACCATCGACAGCGACGAGATACCCGTCCGGTTGCAGCAGGCGACGGCCATGCTGGCGTTGCTGCACATCACCGGCGAGGACATCAACCCGACGACCCGAACCTCTGCGGACATCCGCAGTGAGACGCTGTCGGCCGCGTCTGGCGCCTCGAAGTCGGTGACCTACGCCGGCGCGAAGCCGGTCGAAACTCAGTTCGTCCGCATCGACCGCATGCTGCAAACCGCCGGCCTGATCGGCGGCGGCGGCGGCTGGGGGTGGCTGGACCTGTGAGCCTCTCCGACGACTTCCTGGAGCTCGAGCTGCTGATGGCGCAGACCTTCGGCCAGGCCGCGACGCTGACGGTGCGGACGGCGACGGCCTACGCCGCCGACGGCACGGTGACCGAGACCACCGCGGACTACACCGTGCAGGCCGACGGCCCGGTGCGGGACACGAGCCGCTACGCGGCTGGCGGCTTCGACTCGTCGGTGACGGCCACGTGGTACTTGCCGGCGAGCGGCCTGACGGTCACGCCGAAGAAGGGCGACCGGCTGACGGCTTCGGCGAAGGTTTGGCAGATCGTCGCCGTGGAGAAGTACCAGGTCCAAGGCGTCACGACCGGCTACCGCTGCGACTGCGGCGAGGTGGCCCTGTGAGCCAGCAGTTCATCGCCGACCTCAACGCTTGGGCCGTTGAGAACCTCAAGAACAAGCCCGTCGAGGTGATGAAGAAGGTCTGCGTCGACGTGATGCGCGGCCTGGTGCTCAACACGCCGGTCGGCAACGAGCAGAACTGGGCCATCTCCAAGCGCATCCCTGGCTACAAGAAGCCCGGCTACGTCGGTGGCCACATGCGGCGCAACTGGCAGGCGCAGATCGGCGCACCGCTGCGGCAGGAACTGCCTGGCGTCGACGAGAGCGGCCAGAAGGCCATCGACCAGATGAGCCGCGCCATCGCCGGCATCACTGAGCCGACGATTATCTACTTCTCGAACCCGGTTCCCTACGCCGAGGTCGTCGAGTTCGGCAGCGGCACGAAGAAGCCGTGGTCGATCCAAGCGCCGGAAGGCGTCGTGACGCCGACCCTGCGCGCCGTCGAGACCAAGTACAGGAAGATCCTGTGAGCCAGGCCGCCGCCATCACCGCTGTCCGGCAGCGCTTCATCGACCAGGTGGCGACGCCGCAGGAGCTCGTCGTGGTCTACGATAACGCACCCGAGCCGGCGACCAGCAACCCGCGCGCCCGCGTGACCATCACCCTTCAAGACGAGGTGCAGCTGACGATGGGCCTGCGCAAGTGGCGCGCGACTGGCGTTATGGAGGTGCAGCTAATGCAGCCGCGGGAGCGTGGCGACGCCGCGCTGTTGACGCTGGCGCAGGCTGTTGTCGATGCATTCCGAGGGCAGCGGATCGCGTCTCCGCTCGTCCGGTTCATGCCGCCGCCATTCATGGCTGGCGCGATGGACACCGAGGACGCGACTGTCCGGCGCACGGTGCGCGTTCCCTTTCTCTGCGACTTCCAAGGATGACCAATGGCTGACGGCTCTCGTATCCGTGTTTCGATTGCAACTGAGGGCTCCTACGGCGTGATCCCCACGAGTCCGCCATTCCTGACGCTGCCGGTGACCGGCTCGGCGTTGCAGGACCGGCTGGGCTACGTCCAGTCCAACGTCATCAACAGCGACCGCAACGTCGACGACCTCGTGCGTCTGTCAAAGTCGGCCGGCGGTTCGATCCCGCTGGAGCTGCGCTATAGCCCGGCGGCTCAGGGCCTGAGCGTGGCGATGCTGGCGTTGATGTCTGGCTCGGCCTACACGGCCGCGGCGACCATTGCCAGCTGCACCACGACGGCCGCAGCCAAGACCGTGACGCGCGCCTCGGGCGACTTCACCACCGACATCCAGGTCGGCGATGTCATCAAGCTGTCGGGCGGCACGGCTGGCGACATGGGCTACTACCGCGTGACGGCTGCCGTGGCGCTGACGCTGACGGTCGACCGCCCGACCAACTTCGCCGGCAGCGCGGGCAACGTGACCGTGACCCGTGGCGCGCGCGTGGTGAACGGCACCTCGACGCCGAGCTTCACCATCGAGGTCGCGCACCTCGACCTCGACAAGGCGCAGGTCTACACCGGCTGCGTCATCAACACGATGGACGTCAACCTGTCCATCGGCCAGCTGGCGACGGTCACCTTCGGCATCGAAGCGCAGAGCAGCACGCGCTACGACACGAACGCCGGCACGGCTGGCGTCTACATTTCGGGCGCGACCTATACAGCTGCGACGGCGCACCCGACGCTTGACCCCATCGGCGTGCAGGAGATCCGCGTCGGCGGTGCGGACTACGCCGCGCAGTCGCTGACGATGAACCTGACCAACAACGCGCGCCCGCGCGAGCAGATCGGCACCCTTGGCCCGGTCAGCATGGCCCGAGGATTCTTCGGCGCGACCGGCCAGGTGACGGCGTACCTTGAGGATTGGACCGACCACAACGCCTTCGCCGGCAACACGCCGACTGACCTTTGGTTCGCGGCCATCGACGCCAACAGCCGCGGCTGGTCTATCTCGCTGCCGCAGGTCAAGTTCTCGGACCTCACCGCGCCGGTGACGGGCAACAACACCGACGTGTTCAAGAACATCAGCGTCACGGCCTACAAGGACCCGACCGAGGCGTGCACTGTCCGGTTGCAGCGCTGGGACTGACCGGATAGCAACCCAGCATGGACCTGACTTCCTGCAAGCTCGACGCCGGCAAGCTGTCCGGCGGTGTCTGGTGGACGATCAGCCGCAACCCCGACGGCACGCTGTCGGGTGTGCCGGCGAAGGGCGGGCCCGGCGACGAGGCCGCGCTGCTGATCCGGCCGGCTGGCGTCGAGTTCGAGCGGGCCTTGGAGACGGCCCGCAGGCCGTTCCTGGTCGAGATCAGGGACAAGCGGCTATCGGCAGCCGACGAGCGGCAGATCCTCGCCCAGGCGGTCTCCCAGGCCCTCTGGGCAGGCGCGCAGAACATCACGGTGCAGGGCCAGCCGCTCGTTTGGTCGGTGGCCGTCGGCGAGCGGATGCTGGCTGACCCGACCTGGGCCAACCTGCTCGACTTCATCCTGGTCACGGCCCGCGACCGCGCGGCGCTGCTGGCCGACGAGGAAGCCCGCGCCGCGGGAAACTGATCCAGGCCCTGCGATGGCACCTCGGACGCAGACCAGAGCGCGACCAGAAGGCCAGGGACGGCCTGCGCGACTGGCTGCGGCGCAAGGGCCGAGAACTTCCCGAGGCGTTGCAGAAGGACGAGGAGCCCGAGCCGCAGCTCGACGCCGACCTGGTGCCGGTCTACCTGGGGTGGACGCAGCTGATGGACGGCCGCTCCGTCTCGCACGGCGAGGGATTGAGCTGGCGCGAGCTATCCCGATGGTGCGAGGACCACGAGCTGCACGGCGAGGAGCGCCGGCGGTGGTGTCGTCTGCTGAAAGCCATGGACCGCGCCTATGTGGCGCTGATCAACGAGGAGCGGACTGATGGCAACCCTGGAACTGGCAGTCGACGCACGGCCGATGCAGCGCGGCGCGCAGGAGGCGACGCAGGCGCTGGACGGCGTCAGCAAGGCGGCGGAACGGACCACGGCGGCGGTTGAGAAGACTGGCCAGGCCGCGGCCCAGACGGGCAAGACTGTCGCCAACGCCGGCGCGTCGATGCGCGCGGCGTTCCAGGCGACCGGCGGCAGCATCCAAGTAGCTGGCGGCATCGCCCAGACGGCCAAGGCTTTCGCCGAGCTCAACGTCGCCGCGGCTGCGTTCGGATCGTCGCGGGCGCTGTTGGAGATCGGCAAGACGATCCAAGACTTCCGCGAGCTAGGCGAGACCGTCGGCAAGACGGGCAGCATCTTTGCGACGCTGGGTGCCATCGTGCGAGCCAACCCGCTGCTGACCATCGCCACGGTCTTGGGGACTGTTGGCAGCTTGATGTCGGTCTTCTCCAGCAATACCAAGCAAGCCGCAAACAGCTTTAACGAGCTGGCGGCGGCGATGGAGAAGGCGCGCATGACGAATCGAACGCGCGCCGCGCTCGGCCTGCCGGTGACGGGCCAAGGGCAAGCCGATGTCATCTCGCAAGCGATGGAGCGCTCGCTGGCCGGCGAGTCGTTCAACCTGACGCAGTTCGGGCCTGGTGGCTTGGGCGGCGGTGCGGACGTGGCGCGCTACTTGGCTGCGCAAGGCAACGCACAGCAGCAAGCGGCGGCGCGTCAATACCTGCGAACGGGCGGGTATCAGGTCCCGAGCTATACCGCCGCAGCCAGCGGTCCTTACGCAGCACCCTCTGGCCAGATGCAGTTCGTCCCTGGCTTGCCAAGCGTGCAGCTGACGCCGCAGCAAACGCAGGACGTTCTGCGCATGCGCTACCAGACCCTCGCAGCGCAAGGCCGAACGGTGCCGCAGATGAACATCACGGACATGAGCGGCACCGGCGTCTACGAGTTCGGCGCTGCCGGCCCCGAGGGCGGCGCGTTGCAGGAGTCGGCGATGGAGTCGGCGCGGCTGCAAGCCGAGGCCGACCGCCGTTCCGTCGAAGCGTCCGAGAAGGTCGCGCAGAACATGCAGGCCGCCGCGGACTACGCCGGCAACATCGGCGGCCAGCTCGGCAGCGCGTTCGCCGACGTGCTGATGAAGACCACGACGCTGCGGCAGGCGTTCTCCAGCATCGTCGCCAGCATCGCGCGGCAGAGCCTGGCCGACGTCGGCGCAGGCATCCTGCGCGGTGCTGTCGGCGGCATGACCGCGCGCCAGACGGGCCAGAACGTCGGCGTGTCCCCGTAGCACCATGGCCTTCCACAACGAGACGCTCCCCGACGCCTTCCAGTACGGCAGCACGGCCGGCGCTGGCTTCCAGACGATCATCCAGCAGACGGCGAGCGGCCACGAGTTCCGCGTCAGCCGGCAGGCGCAGGCGGTGCATCGGCTGTCGCTGCGCAGCGAGCTGCGGACGGCCGGCGAGGCGAAGGTGCTCAAGGCGTTCGCTCTGGCGCGGCGCGGCGCGCTGCACTCGTTCCGCATCAAGGACTGGTCCGACTACACCACCAACGCCGACGGCGAGACCGCGCCGACGATGCTCGACCAGCTGATCGGCACGGGCACTGGCAGCCTGTCGAACTTCCAGCTGCTGAAGCGCTACGAGATCACCGGCCCGAACGAGTACATCCGCACGATCACGCTGCCGCGCACGAACACGACCGTCGTGGCGCTCGACGGCATCCTGACGACGGCCTACACGGTCAGCAGCACCGGCGTCATCCAGTTCACCAGCCCGCCCGGCAACGGCGTGATCGTCACGGCCGGCTGCGAGTTCGACGTGCCGGTGCGGTTCACCAGCGACGTGGACACATGGACGCGGCTACAGGCCGACGCCTTCAACGTCTGGAGCCTGCCGTCGCTCGACGTGCAGGAGGTGCTGAACGAAGTCGAGTACCCTGAGCGCTGGCAGCCTGGCGGAAGCAAGTTCTGGGGCACAATCACGTCGAGCGTCCGCATCGCTTTCAACGACGGCGCGCTGCACGCGGTCCAGTCGAACACGGCCAGCCTGTCGATGTTCCTGCCGATCCCGACCTACGCAGGCAGCGGGCCGGCGTTGTTCACGATCATCAGCCTCGGCGGGACGCAGAACATCACGCTCCGCGACGATGCCGGCAACAGCGTCAGCACCCTGGCGCCTTTCAGCGTGACGCGCGTCGGCCTGTCGCGCGACAGTGTCGGCCAAGTTACCTGGCACGCCTACACCTGACATGGCCAACGCTATCGACGAGATGCGAGGCGGCTCGGTCGACGCGACCATCGCGTCGGGCAACTAC